GCCCCTTTAGTGATATTATAATTTTTTTGGCTTGGGTGTAGGCGGGTTATGGGCAGGAGGGAGGGGCCCCCTTTAGTGATATTATAATTTTTTTGGCTTGGGTGTAGGCGGGTTATGGGCAGGAGGGAGGGGCCCCCTTTAGACCTATATAAGGGTACGGCCCCGCTGTATTAGGGGCCTAATACACCAGTGCACCAGTGCACCAGCTGACCAGTACACCAGTGCACCATTACACCAGTGCACCAGTGCACCAGTGCACCATTACACCAGTGCACCAGTGCACCAGCTGACCAGTGCACCAGCTGACCAGTACACCAGCTGACCAGTACACCAGTGCACCAGTGCACCAGCTGACCAGTGCACCAGCTGACCAGTACACCAGCTGACCAGTACACCAGCTGACCAGTACACCAGCTGACCAGTGCACCAGCTGACCAGTACACCAGTCATTAAAGCACTTAGGAGTAAAATTCTTTTGCCTTACATCTGCCAATATTAGCGCGGAGTCTGTTAAAATATTGTTCTGTGCACCATTCGCTGTACCTGTTAACACCATCAGCGATGTGACTACGGGTTCGAGCATCTACCCTTATCCTACCTCTGTAACCGCGCAAAATGTTTGTAATTATCCATTTGTTCGGGTTTTCGACTACTTCCTTTAATGATACTTTTTTCTTTGTTTCCATATAACTACTATTTTTTATTGTTTAACACTGCAAAGATACAACTTTTTTTTTAATTTTTTTAATTTTTTTTTAATTTTTTTAATTTTTTTAATTTTTTTTTAATTTTTTTTAACTGCATATTAAAATTTTTTTTATATTTGCAGTGTAAATATAAAAAACAACAACAGCTATGAACAGACCTTTTAACTACGGGGCGGTTATACCCCAGATGGAGCTCAATATCGGGCACAGTATAGACTTCAAAACACTCAGAGGCGAAAAATTAACAGGCATTATTATAGGCCTTAATATTGACCGGCGGACTGACTCGGCCATGTACCGTATACTCTGCAATATAAATAATAACAATAAATATTTTAATAAAATATATAATAGCCCGTATATTATTATAAGCCCGGACGTGTCAGAGGAGGGGAGGCTCTATGCCATTAAATACAGAGCCAAAGACCCGAACAGCTATATAACTTCGGGCGACAAAGTTTTAGACCGGCTGACTGCTGAGTATAACAAGCTGACAGCCAAAATAACAGAACTGCATTATCAGCGGGTAAAGCTGCAGCAAGCCATAAAAGTGCTTAAGGGGGAAACCGAGGAGAGCGGGGAGAGCGAGGGGGAGGCTTAGGGGCCTGTCCCCCCCTTTATATCGCTGCTGTGTATTGCGTGGATATATAAATAACGGGAGTATATAGCCCCCCTGGGGATAAAAGCCCCCTGGGGATAAAAGCCTCCCAGGGATAAAAGCCTCCCCTGGGGTAGGGGTACCGCAGGCGCGGCCTGTACGGGTTCGATTCCCGTATACCCCCTAATATAAACCTTAAAAAGTATTAAATTATGAAACAACTGTTTAGATTTGACGGTTCCCCTATAATGGAGTATGGGGGGGAGCTTAAGGAGGCCATCGAGAGGGCGAACCTTACAGGGGTAGACCTTACAGGGGTAGACCTATTCGCAGCGACGCTAATAGAAGGAAAACCGGGAGAGACTATTAAATTGGAGTTTATTAACCTGACGAAAGCGCGCCTAAGGGGCGCCTATATGCAAGGGGTTATACTGAAGGGGGCCCTTTTCGGCGGGGCTAAACTCGGCGGGGCTAAACTCGGCGGGGCTGACCTACGGGTTGCGTGGCTTAATGGCGCGGACCTCCAGGGGGCCAGCCTCCGCCATGCCGACCTCAGTGACGCCCGTATAAGTGGGGCTGACCTAAGGGAGGCTGACCTCCAGGGGGCTGACCTCCGCTGGGCCGACCTCCAGGGGGCTGACCTCAGGGAGGCTGACCTCCGCGGGGCCCGCTTGGCGGGGGCCGACCTTACAGGGGCCGACCTCCGGGGGGCCGACCTCCGCTGGGCAGACCTCCAGGGGGCAGACCTCCAGGGGGCGGACCTCAGGGGGGCGGACCTCAGCGGGGCCGGTCTCAAGGAGGCGTATCTATCGAGGGCCGACCTCAGTGGGGCTGACCTCCGGGAGGCTGACCTCCGCGGGGCCGACCTCTACGGGGCCGACCTTACAGGGGCCCGCCTGGCCGGGGCCGACCTCTACGGGGTCTGTTTCGAGGGGGCCAAGACCCTCCATGTCGACTTCAAGTGAGCAGCCACGACCTGCGGCGGCGCGGCCGACGGGGCCTTAGGCGGGGTTCGAGCCCCCGGCGCCGCCCTTAGTACTAACCTTAAAAAGTATTAAATTATGAAACAACTGTTTAGATTTGACGGTTCCGTCATAATGGAGTATGATGGTACGCTTAAGGAGGCCCTTGAGAGGGCCGTAAAGGAGGGTATTTGCCTCCACTACGCCGATATAACGACAGCGTATGAGCAAGAAAAAGAGGTCTGCGGCAAATACTGCTTAGATGGGCTACAGATATGCGGCTTAGACCTCAAGGGCGCTATATTAAATGATGTGGTAATGCCCCACTCAACATTTATTGATGTTAACTTGACTTTTGCAAAAATGCGTAGGATGGACCTCTTTGGCAGTAGCCTTATAAGTGCTAAGCTGTTTAAAGCTAACCTATACGGCTCCGACCTCCGTTTCGCCAACCTCCGCGGGGCTGACCTTCGAAAGGCCTTTGCCAGTAACATATCCCTAACAGGTGCTGATATGACGGATGCCATTATTAAAGATATGGACCTGACTGACGCGGAGCTTATAGGCGTTAAAAATATGGAGTGCCCTTTGTCTTGTCCTGAAGAGGGTTCTTTTTACGGCTATAAAAAGCTTAATGACAGGTACCTTATAACCTTATTAATACCAGCTGACGCAAAGCGCAGTTCGGCTACCTCAAATAAGTGCAGGTGCAGCAAGGCGGAGGTAATAAATATACTTGACCTGGATACGAAGGAGCTTATAGAAGAGGTCAGTAGCGACACATACGTCCCGATAACATATAAGATGGGTAAAAAGGTTTACCCCGACTACTTCGATGAGTTCAGGTGGAACGAATGCTCCAGCGGTATACATTTCTTTTGTTCTCGTGAAGACGCGCTAAATTACTAACCTAATTAACTAACCTAATTAACTAACCTAATTAACCTAATTAAAATTATGAAGTATAATTATTATGAGGCTGTAGAAGCAGACCTAAAAGACGAAATGGTAAATACTTACTTGCCCTCGTATTTTGATGGCGATACGTTAGAGGAAATTAACGCCACAGACCCTGATGACTTGGCCGATTATGTGTATGATAGGGCGTTTACAGAAGACGCTATTACCGGAAACGCCTCCGGCTCCTATACCTTTAGTAGCCCTATAGCCAGAGGTTATGTGATGGATAATATTGATATAGCCCAAGAGGCTTGCGAAGACTTCGGAATATCCGCCACGGAAGTCGGCGAACACTTTTTAGAGCAGGACTTCGAGTGGTTTGATGTATGTATAAGGTGCTATGTGTTGAACCTTGTGTATAGGGATGTTGTAGAAAGCGCCTTTGAGGAATGGAAAGCGCTCAAAACTGAAGAGTGTAACGAGTAGGGCGTTTAAATAGCGCGGGCTATTTATTTTGGGGCCGGGGCAGTTCGAATCTGCCCCCGCACTCATCGGGATGTAAAAAATTTTATAAAAACTATAAAAAATGTTGTTTATATTAAAAAATTTATTGTATTTGCGTTATAAATGTAATAAATAAAAACCGAGGGCCAAATGGTATATAACATGGGCTACTTAAAAAATGAAAAGCACTAAAACTAAAAAGGCGGCGCAGGAACAGACACCTGGGCCCGCCGCTGAAAATGAAATGGACTATACCTCAATTGCAAGGGCCGAAGATACTAAGACCCTATTTGCAGAGCTCTTGCATGCCGAGGGAGAAGCGCTCGAATGTATTAAGGAGGAGCTGGCCCGAAGGGCCGTGGCGCCCACACATGACTTTACCGAGGCCGCTAAATGGGCAAAGGGCCTCAAGGGGTGCAGATGTAGTATTAGGCTTAAAGGTGACCCGACGATATATACGGGTGTTATTACGAGCGTAAGGCCTAATAAAAAACACCTTAAGGTATGTTACATTATAAGTCTTGATAAAGACGGTACCAAGGTATCTAAGTGGATGGGGGCCGGCTATATGAGGGTAATACCGGGTGAGCCTGTTATTAAAGAGACTAAAAAGTCCTGGCCCGCGGAGCGTCTGGAAGCCGAGATTGCTAAGGCCTCCGATAATATCGGCAAGTTCGCCAGCTATATTGGCGAGGACGGGTCCCCTATATCGGGGCGTATAGTTGGACTTATGGTAGACAAGAGGAGTAACGTGATAATGTATAGGCTAAGACTACCAGAGGATTTAAAAATCGTCCGTAAAGCCACAAACTCGTGTGATATTATTATGGGTGCAGACACCAATGAGGAAGAGCTTAAAATTAGGCAGGAGTGGCTCTCCAGAAGAGACACAAAGGCTAATAAACTTAGGAGGCTGAAGGACCAACTTGAGGCTATTAACAACAAGTTGGACAAGCTGATACGCAGGCGTGATGAGATTCAGGTTTTATTAGGTATTGACACAAATTTGTCTTAGCTATGAAAGAGGGTAAAGAAAACAAATTTGATAAGATATGCGGGTACGTCGCCTTAGCGGCGTACCTCTATATACTTTATGCGTTAATATGTATGGTATGAATACAAGATGCTACTATTTAAATGGCAATATTATGATGGAGCAGTTGGCAGACGGCACTATCCGTGAGTATTATGAAAGCGGAGCCGCGCTTTATAGCCGTAAGCCTAACGGCGACGTAATACAGTGGTATGAGAACGGCAGTATTATGTTTAAGCTCTATGATAATAATAAAAGCCTTGAATATTACTACCCTAACGGCAGGCCATCTTTTATAACAGGCAGTGGTGAGCCTACAAAGTCATGGTATGAGAACGGTCGGCTCGCGTCTGAACGCCTGCCTGACGGCACAAAACGTATGTGGCATGAAAATGGTGTATTGGCTTTTGAGAGGCTATGTGACGGCTCTACACGTATATATATAATGAGAAAGGGGACATAACCGCTGAAATTATCCCCTACGAGGCGCCTAAATACGGTAGACTTACAGTGGCGGATATAACTAATAACTAATAACTAATAACTAATAACTAATAACTAATAACTAATAACTAATAACTAATAACTAATAACTAATAACTAATAACTAATAATTATGGATAACAAAAGTAACTTAGTTGATATTTTAAAATCTGTGCCCGCGGGCGTTACCTTATATCATGTGATATATGGGAGTGTAGAGTTTAATGGCGTTGATATGTCAGACGAGGAGTATCCTATCTCTTTTAGAGTGCCCTATACGGGTATATATCAAAGCCTTACGGCTGATGGCCGGGAGTATCAGAATTACAATGGTGAGTGCGTATTATTTCCGTCTAAGGAAAACCGTGACTGGGCAAAATATAAGGTGCCGGTGCAACGGTTTAACTATAAAACACTCCAGCCCTTTGACAGGGTGCTTGTACGCGATTTTAAAAATACGGAATGGAAATGCCAGTTTTATTCACATTACAGACATGATTTAAAATACCCGTTCAAAGTACTTGGTGACTACGGGTACAGATATTGTATTCCGTATAATGATGAGACCAAGCACCTTATGCTAACTACCATGGAAGCGCCGGAATTTTATAGAACGGAGGATTAATTATGGGACAGATACAAAAACCTTATAGACACATATTAAGAGACGCGCTGAATATAATCGCGTCAGAACGTAAAAACACACTGATAGGCCCGGCGGCAATTCGCCGGCTGAATGATATTACAGCCCAGACAGGTGGAGATAGGAGGTATAAGGTATTTACTGAGGCCTATAGCTCAAACTATAAAAACTCAGGCCTTGTTCTACTATATAGGGGTATGAGGTTTGAATTCGCGGCCAATGGTGGTATTTTGAGGTAGGAGGATATAAAGATATGGGCGCGATTAAAAATTTATTCAGCCGGCTGCGTAAACGCGACAAGCCTGAGACTATTAGCAGGGTAAGGGTTTCAGAATTAAAAAAGCTTATAGCCGAGCGTGAGCATTATAATGACCTCAAAGAGCTGCTTGTATTTTTAGATACCCCTGAAAAAGCCAAGCCTTATTATATAATACTGAGCGGCCTAAAAGTGGTGGCCGATGACATACGGCCTATCGTGAAGGCGCGTATCGACGAGATAGGCGCCAAGTTTATTGAGGATGAATAAAAATATAGGAGCCTTTAAGGCTCCTATAAATATAATAGGTTAAACTATTCTTGCGAGACTGTAAGTGACAGGCCTATACCCCTTACAGTCTCTATTTTTACGGAGCTGTCCATATTCAGGTACCCCCTTAACGCGCATACTACCACATCTAAGGACCTCTTGGTAAAAGAGGTGTTAGTACACCATATAGAGCTAAGTATGAGTTTATAGGGTATCACCTTATTGATAGCCGTTGCCAATAGTCCCAGTAATAAAGCCTGCTTATTTGTGAGCCTTATTTTTATATCTTCGAAGACGTCGTCACCACCATTACTATATACAAGTACCTGCTCTTTCTCATATAACGTATAACGGCCGATGTGGCACTCCGCTTTTATCTCGCGGGGCTCCATACCGTTTCTTTTAAGCAGGTTATTTATGCGGCATATAACCTCTTCAGTATTATATGGTATACGTATAAAGTCATCCGCGCCGGAGCTAAGCGCCATTATAGCCCTGGAGCTGTCTGTAAATTCTGAAATGACAATAACGGGCGTAAGGCTGTCAAGGCGCTTTATAGCGTTAAGCAGGTCTAAAGAGTCATCAGCCGGGTAATCTATTATACACAAATGGTAGCCCTTGTTCTTTATAAGGGCCATTACATTAGACTTGCCGGCGGAGATTACGCCGAAGCCTTTAGATTCGAGGTAGCTACAAAGTCCGGCCTGCCCTATGCTTTGGTATACCAATATATTAGGCGAGGCCAGTGTTTTATTCAGTTTTGTCATTACACTGCATGTCTTCATTTTGCTGCTCTTTTAATGTCTTTATTAGTATTTGCTCGAACCATAAAGGCTTGCGCTTTAGTAAATCAAAGTAGGTGGTTATACCGTGTGTAGTGATATATGAGGCCATCTCTATCTCTTTGTCCCGTAATTTTGCGCTGTGCAGGCTATATTTATAGGCGGCCTTTTCTAAGGACTCCCTGTAGGAGAACCCGCTTGTAAATTTACTGTCAAAGGCGGCTATAGCCTCCTTGAGCAGGGCCTCCTCCGTACCCTGTTCATAATAGTAAGGTATATCAGGCGTTATCCAAAACTTTACCCCACCGTAGTCGGCGCCTGTAGTATAGTAAAAACCGGGGCTGCGTTGGACTGACTTTGGAAACTTCTTATAGGCCCTTAACAAGCCCGCGGGTATACCGGACTTTAGGGCCCTTGTAGCGATATTATTAATAGTGGCGGTATGTTTGGCCATAAGCTCCCTGCGTATGCTTGTCATACCGACTATAGCGGCTTGTATATCGCTGTCTGGGATAACAGCTGAAAGGTCTATAACTGTCTGGTTAAGGGCGGCCCTCCTTATATCCTCTACACGGGCCTTCTGCTGGAGCCTCTTTTCTTCGGCCCCTCCCTTTAAATAATACCCGTCATGTCTCTCTCCGATAACACTGCCGTCTGTACCGAGGGCGTCAACGTCCTCACTCCTTATCTCATCAAGGATTTTTTCATAATTTTCGCTCATATCTGTTTAAATGGGTTTAGTGATGTTATTATATCCCAGCCTTTTTTAGGCTCTAAGAGGCCCATATATACAATGCCAAGGCAAAACCTAAGTATTATAAGGGCGCACCAGAAGGTAAAAAACACTGGAAAATATACAATCTTAGTTAGTAATGTTAGTAATGTTATTATTCTTTTCATTTTTTTTTTATTTTTATTAGTTTTCGCAGCCTGTATTAAGACTATTTACACGGCTTGTATAATTTATAGTACTGGCATTAAAGTTTTAATACAGGCTGCGAAATTGTACTTTTATTCAGTAAAACTGAACCCCCCAGACGTCCTTTCAGAAATGTCCCTAAATAGCTCCTCATCGGGTGTCTCCTTCGGTTCCGCATAGCTGACAGGGACCAGTATAAACTGGGCTATCTTCATACCTGGGGTTATATGTACCTCTTCGTAACCCGTATTAATGAGGTGTATATGTATCTCGCCCTGATAGTCTTCATCTATTACTTGCGCCCCGATAACCAGCGGAGAATCAAAGTTAGGTTTGCCGGCGGCGGGCTCTGGGATTTTGGCCATACGGCGCGCGCTACCTCGGTATCCATGCCGGCGGTACCTAATGACCTCACAAGTCGGTAGCGCCTAAATTCTTCTTTTGTCGCCAATAGCTTTTTCATAAGTTAAATTATTAAGCTTGTTTAAACGTTATATTTATTTATGCAAAGATACTAAAAATTTTAATACGACTGATATTTTTTACAAAATTTTTAATTTTTCTTTAAAGATTTCAAGTCCTTTATAAAATCAGAGCTGCTGTACATGGCGGGGGGGCACTTGATTACTCTAAATATGGTATTAACATCGGTTACGCCCCCTCCATTAAGCGGGCTTATATAGCCGAGCCTTATAAACTTATACAGATAAGTGGTCTCGGCGTTTCTGCCGGGTTTGGAGCCCATTAAAATATAGGCCGAGGTAAGGTCTTCCCCAACATGTGTACGTATAAGGTCTGTCATTCTTGCAAAAATGGTCGGGTTACTTCTTTTTTTAATCATAGGTAAGTTTTATTTAAGTCCATATATTTTTCTACTTTGGCTTTAATACTGTTCATTAAAGCGTCCTGCGTGCGGTTTTTACTTTTAAGCGCCGATATTACGTCCATATCATGGGTGTTATTTATAACCAGATGGTTTATAATGACATTTTGGCGCTGCCCCTGTCTGTATAACCTTGCGTTGAACTGCTGGTACAGCTCAAGGCTCCATGTAAGCCCGAACCATACGATTATACAGCCCCCGGCCTGTAGGTTAAGCCCGTGGCCCGCGGACGCGGGGTGGGCGAGCATTACCTGCACCTCCCCCCGGTTCCACTCGTCGATGTCCTTCTTTGTCTTAAGCTCCCGTGGGCTATACCGCTCAAGGGCCTCTAATATCCGGTCCCTGTCAAACTGAAATACCCACGCCACTAATACGGGCTGGCCATTGGCGTCCTCCACTATCTCCTTTAACGCGTCAAGCTTAAGGCTATGTATTGGAAAAACATCCCGGTTTTCGTCATATACAGCGCCGTTTGCGAACTGCAGCAGCTTATTAGACAAAGAGGCGGCGTTAACGGCGCTTATCTCCTTATAGCCTGACGATTCCCTCTCGCCCATAAGTTCAAGTATGTTATGTTTTTCAAATTCAGTATACTTGCGCGCGAGGTCTTCAGACATATCTATTTTTATATAGTTGTCAGTGCGCGGCGGCAGCTTAATATAGTCTTCAGCGCGGAGGCTTATACAAATATCACTGATTTTAGTGGGGATAAGTTTTTCCGAGTAGTCAAGCGGTTTATATGAATATACCACGTGGCCGTTAGTTTTTCCCGGCCTGAAGTACTTCGCCCGGTACGAGCTTATCGTCTTTTCAAGCCTTTCTCCCATGTCCATTAGATATATCTGGGGCCACAGGTCTATAAGGCCGTTAGGTGACGGCGTACCTGTAAGCCCTATAAACCTCTTAAAGTAGGGGCGGGTCATGCGTAAAGCCTTAAACCGCTCTGACTTATAAGATTTGAAGCTGCTAAGCTCGTCTATACAGATAAGGTCAAACGGCAGGTACCCGCTGAAATAAGAGCATAGCCACGCTATATTGTCACGCGATATTAGGTATATATCCGCTTTTTTCTTAAGGGCCTCCGCTCTTTTTTGGGTGCTGCCGATAACCTTAGAGAATTTAAGGTGCCTAAGGTGTTCCCAGTTAGCGGCCTCTTCCTGCCACACCGATTCCACAACCCTCTTGGGGGCTATAACGAGGGAGGTGCTTATCTCGCAGTAGTCAAACATCAGGTCATTAATGGCGGTAAGCGTCGTAACTGTCTTGCCGAGGCCCATGTCCAAAAATACCCCGCAAAAACGGTGCTGTATGATATGGCTTACGCAGACCTCTTGGTAATCATGAAGGTCACTCCTGTCCATGCGTCCCCCCTTTCAGATGACTAATAAGGTCTTCCACCCCCTCCTCCGAGTCTATCACAAGGACAGGGAAGCCGAGTCCGCGTATAACGGCGTGTATATAGCTCTGTATTCGGCGTGGCTTTTTACCTGTAGACTTAAGCTCTACAAAGTATATACGCCCCCCTGGTAATAGACACATCCGGTCGGGCAAGCCGACCATATAGTCACTCAGCAGTTTGATACACATGCCGCCGAGGCTGTTTATTTGGTCGACCAGCCTCCTCTCTATATATTTTTCGCTTGTATGCTTCATAACAAATCATTTATTCTGGTGTAATAACTCTGTTTGCCATATAGGCTAAAATTCTTTTTACCCGGCGCTTTTTTCCAGCCCGGTAATGAGGATAGTATTGTGTTAAGGTCTTTAAGGTCTGAGGGGCGAAGGTCTGATACCTCGCCGCTGAAACACTCACACCATATCTCCGCCGCACAAACATCATAACGGTAAGTATCGCCCTTCTTAGATAACGGGCTGCCGAGCCATGCGCGGCGGTCATACATATCCATAGTGTCCCAGTTTTTAGGGTATTTCATTTCAAGGAAATTTTCAACCAAACCCGTTTTACTGTCAGCCTCGGAGTGCTCCTCCTGGGCTACAGCCGCCAGTCTAAGCTCCTCAGGATTGAAATACAGGGGCTCCCCGTTAGTATACAGATGGTAGGCCTCGGCCCATATCTGGTTAATCTCATTGTCAGTGAGGTCATATATAACTGACTTTACTATATGCTCTGGGCGTACATCAATAGGTATAAACCTTCGGTTACCCGTAGGGTCCCTTAGAAACTCATGGCTATTGGTTGTCCCCATAAATATGCACTGCCTCGGAAAACTCTCTACTACCCTGCCGTATGCTGGTCTGAAACTGTCTACTGACTTAGAGGCGAAATGCTTAATTGTCTCCACCTCCGCTTTTTTAAGGCCCGCAAGCTCGGCAATCTCTATAATCCATGCGCCCTGCAGCTGCTCATAAGACTCCTTACCCTGTACTGATAAGAACGTGTCAGAGAACCATTTGCGTCCGAGCTTTTTTACAAACGTGCTTTTATATGTTCCTTGCTTTCCTACCAGTATAAGTATGTTATCGAATTTTATTCCGGGCTCTAATACACGCGCCACCGCAGCGCATAGCGATTTACGTATAGCCGCACGTGAATAGATAGTATCCTCCGCGCCGAAATACTCTATGAGTAAGGTATCTATCCGGGGTATACCGTCCCATACTAAAGACCTCAGGTAGTCGACAACCGGGTGGAAGCGGTTCTTTTCAAACTCAAGGGCTAACGCGTCATCTATCTTAGACACCGACACTATGCCGTATATACACTCAAGGTAACTCCGCACGCCAGAATAGTCCGCGTCTTTAAACAGTTCTTGCCCGCTCCCGCTATCCCTCCATGGCGACTTACGTGACAGGTACCTCTTATTATCAAAGCTGTTAAGTATAAATAGCCCCTTAATATTAGGGTCATTGGATAATATCAAGTTAATGTTGTTAGCCGTGTTTTCGTATTCGCCCTTCGTATTAATTGTGAGCTCAGTAAGCCACTTGTCATCAGTCCCATCCGCCTTACTTTGTGTAGGGGACGCTCCCTCTGTATTGTTAAGGGCAGAGACCCCTGAAAACTCAAATCTCGCCTCCGCGAATTTTTCAGACGCGATACGCTTCTTACAGCGGGGCTCCTCTACTATAAAGCCCTCCATAGCGCGCATACTTTTCTTATTGGAATCATCGGAGTCGTCCAGATACCCGAACTTATGTATTCTCACTAAGTCAAACGCGTTACATAGCCTGCCACCCGCAGGGTCTGTGCCATGGTGTGAGTAGGCGAATTTGTCCTCATATAATATAAGCCCCGCCGACGTCGTGCCTTTAAGGTATGTATACCTGTTATCCCCTACCTTCGCATACTCGTCGGATAAGAACTTCTCGATAGCCTCTGACACCGTATATTCACGACAAAAAAGCCCTATAAGGCCCTTTTTATTAACAGGGTCCTCTTGCTTGTTAGACAAGTGTACGGCTATATTATTATCGATACTGTCTGGCCTCGGCCACTCTGTTATGTCATGCCAATCATTATACTTACTTAATATCGAATCAGGGTCCAATATAGGCCCGTCTTGGTATTTAAAATAATAATCAGAGTCACATGGCATACTTGGCCAAAACATCAGGCGGTTTACATCGAAAGTAGACGGGTCGAATAAGCTTATACCAAGTATCTCGGCTATTTTTCTGGAAACCGCCTGATATTCTTCTGGATTTAGCTCACGGCAGGCTGGTATTATAAGGCGGTGCCTGATATTGTTGGGCCCCGACTTATGGGTAGAATGTATAACCGCGGCGCAGTCAAACAAAAGTGTAAAGTTCCACCATAAATTAGCATTTGAAAAATCGGCGTCAAGGGTAATAAGCGTACGGTATAGCACGCTGGTCTTATCCCTCCGGCCCTTAGATAAATAGCCGCCCACAAATCCGCCTACATCCTTTATCCTGCCCTGCTCTTCTTTTGTAGCGGCCATATATTGTGACAGAGTCTCGTTTGTTATAGTAGGCCTGCTAAGCTTATTAACGAGCTCTGACCACATTAGGGTAGTATTTTTCCATAGCTTTGTCTTAGCGCTTAGCCCTACAGCTATGTTTAATTTTGTATCGTATTGCAGTTGCATAACTTAGTCTTTTAAGTAAAACGGGGTGAGGTACCCATCAGCCCTTAGCGGTAGGTCTATCGCCCAAAAAGGAGGAATGCTCATTATCTCTACTATCTTGTTATAGTCCGCCCCAGACGTATCTTTATTAACTTCTATCACGCATTCATCGTGTATATGGCATACGGGTAAATATCCGTTAGCCTCAAGGTTAAGCATAGTATTTGCCAATAAATCGCGAGCGGTCGCCTGGACTATATTCTCGGCGAGCTTTCCACCGTAGGTGTCCAGTAACCCCCAGGCCTTTGTTTCCTGGTTGACACCCTCGTATAGGATTGAGTATCCGCGGCCAGACCGCTTAAGGGAGGGTTTAGAATAAAATAGGCTACGCCCGGACGGCAGCTTTATCATCATAAAATTACCGTCATAACTAAATACAATATCACGCGTTGTAGCATGGACCTCCTCTTTATTCTTAATGGCACGTATGGCCGCGTCTTCAAGCTCAGCCCACATACTGACTATCTTGGGGTTGGCGCCGCGCCATTTTCGTACGAGGGCGCCCATCTCCGCCTGTGACAGACCCATAGCGCCGCCGCCCATCCTTTCCAGAGCCCCTACACCCCCGCCAAAACCGAGGGCCAACTCTGAAATCTTAGACTTGTCACGCAGGGGGGAGCCTTTCTTTATAGAGGATATAGGCACATTAAACATCTTAGAGCCCGTGGCCTCGTATATCTTACCGTCACCCCTAAATACTTCCATACGCCATTCCTCATTTGCGTACCATGATATAACACGGGCCTCTATAGCGGAGAAATCGGCCACGCTGAATAACATGCCCGGTGGCGCTATAAGCCCTGTCCTTATAAGCTGTACAAGCACATCCATTATATCATAATACAGTATATATAGGGTATCATATTCCTGTGATTTGACAAGGTCCCTCGCCTTGGCCAGGTCTTTCATGTGGTTTTTGGCAAGGTTATGTAACTGTAACAGCCTTCCGGCCCACCGGCCGGTCCTATTGGCCCCGTAAAATTGGAAGGTACCACGCACCCTGCTATCAGACATAGCGCAGTTTACCATCGCGTCGTACTTTTTAGCGGCGCTTGTTTTTGCTAACTGCTTACGTATATTTAACATATTGACTACGTCGGGGTAGTCTTTAAATTCGTTAATAAGGTCAGGTAACAGCTTCGAGGAAAACGAGTCTACCTCGCGGCCTGTAATACGGCGTACCCATTCTTTTAACTGGTACACGGACATTGGGTTAGTATTGTAGGAAATAGCCTGCGCCTCCTTTATCAGGGCTTTTTCATGCTTTAAACATATATCAATAGCGGAGCGGGCAAAGTCCAAATCTACCAATATGCCCTTATCATTTATACGCTGGTCCATGGCGTATAGGCGCCGCTCTATATCGGGTATTACATAAGGCTCAAGCCTTACGTATATCTCCCTTTCGGCCAATACGTCGTACCTGTTATATTCCTTATACATCTCCCACTTATCGGGGGCATGGTAAGGTTTATTACGTGTCCTATAGCCGTTCGAGCCTGAGGGCTTACAGGGACACGAAAAATACCTGATAAGGGCTTTTCCTGTGTCAAGTTTTTTATCCTGTAGGTTAAGTGCTTTAGAGACCGCGTCCAGAGACAAGGGCAGGCCGCAGTACGCTGATTTTACAGAGGTGCAATACCATTGCTCTGGTGGGATATTATACCCGTATTTGGCAAAGCTAAGCCTCTCAAATACGGCATTATGCGCCACCTTTAAAATAGTAGGGTCGTTCAGCATACCCGCAAGGTCAGGGGGTATAGTTAATTCGCCTACCATATCAACGGTTATAACCTCCCCATCGTTAAGCGCATACCCTATAATCAATATCTCAAAATCATCAGAACCTATATACTTATAGGCCCCGCATTTTGTTATGTCGATACTGGAATAAGTCTCGACATCTAAAAATAATACGTCCCTCATACGGCTACCTCCACCTTTATAGCGTCGTGCGGTTCATACCCTGCCAATACAAAATCCTCATACTGGTATTCAAAAACGCTATCACGTACGGGTATAGTCAGGTTGGGCACCGGCCTATAATTACGCTTAAGCTGTTTCTTAGCCTGCTCTACGTGGTTGACATATAAGTGAAGGTCACCTACCATATATGTCAGCATATCAGGGTAGTAGCCGGTTACCGCCGACATCATTTGTAAGAGCAAGGCCCCTTCCGCCACATCAAACGGCAGGCCCAAAAATATATCCGCCGAGCGCATATATACTATCAGGCTCAGCCTACGTGTGGTGGGCTCAGGGTAGAATTGGAAGAGTATATGGCAGGGGGGCAGGGCCATCTTATCAAGCTCCCCCACATTCCATGCGTTGATAATTATACGCCTGGAGTAGGGGTCATTTTTAATAAGCTCTTGCACGTTAAAGACCTTGTTAACCCCGTCGGGCCCCCACGATGTCCACTGCTTACCGTAAACCGGGCCGAGGTCCCCATTTTTGTCGGCCCACGGGTCCCATATATGTACACCGTTAGAATTAAGGTACTCTATATTGGTACTACCGCTTAACATCCATAACAACTCATGTACACAGCCCTTAAAATATACTCTCTTAGTAGTCAATAGTGGAAAACCTTTCCCCATAGAGTGACTAAGCACGGCCCCAAATAGACTAAGAGTATCAATACCCGTACGGTTATGTCTGACGGAGCCCGTCTTTAGCAGCGTATCCAGCTTTTGTAAATACTGTTTCTCAAAATACATAGGCTTTAGGTTTTAATCAGAAAAGAAAGGGCCCGCTATTTTATGCCCTGGGCCCATAAGGCAAAGAAAAACTAACAACTATGAAAATCAGAATAAGTCTGGGTCTACAGAGTTATTACCCCCAAAATCTTCTTCCGCGGTAGAACCGCCGACTAATGACTCGCCGTCTTCCAGCTTTTGTATATTATTCAAACCTGCGGCGATACCTTTAGACTGTACGTTGTACGCAAAAAAGTTGAGCGAGACTCGCCCGTAACAGCCTGAATAAAACTCGTCCTTCGATAAAATAGGGTTAAGGGCACTATCAACAACGGCGGGCTTGCGGTTTGAGCTGGCATTGATAAAATACATACCTGAAAAAGCGAGGTCGTCACTTCTTTCTATATCTCCGTCGCGTAGAGGTGTCTTAATATTTAATGGAATTCGCCCTGACTTGTCCGCGAGTTTTGCCTTACCTGCCTCTTTAGCGCTGTTAATGGCCTCATTTATTTTATTTATCGTGGACGTATCGGTTTTTGGTATTAGGATACATACACTATATTTGAGTCTATCCCCCTCATTTACTGCTACAGGTTCAAAAACGTGGGCGTAACAAAAACGCACCATTCCAGTCACAACTTTAGTTGATTTTTCGTCTGCCATAATTTAGTAATTTAAATAGTTAATTATAAAAGTTATTTTCCAAAATCTATTTCAAGCTGGTCCCTACTATATATAGCGGGGCGCTTATCTGATAGCGGTACAAGTGTGGGCTTGCCTTGCGGCTTAATGACCAGGTCATTAAATTCGGCCTCAAATTTTTTCTTGCCTATAAGCTTCTCTATGCCAGTAATAGTCTTTAATGAGGTATTGTATATATCGCCAGGACCGAGCTCCCTGTGGTTAGATAGGAGCCTATCCGCAACGGCTTCCTCGTCGGTCCATTTACGTATACTACGGCCCTCTACAACTTTAAAACCAGGCCAGCATTTATCCTCAGAGACCGCTTTCTCAAGCGCCCATTCACTAATACTGTTATACCATTCTATAAAGCGTGGCCCCTTAAATAATATATCGGCCACCTCCTTATCAGTCAGCATGGGGGCGTCTTTAAATTCCTGCCGGGCTACCTCCATATTCTGGTTATACAGCTCGCGGCAGCGGTACTTAACGCCGCACCATCTGCACCATTCGCCGGCTGATAACTCACCCTCCCCGGCGTAGGCCTTCTTCGCGCGGGGCTTTAACTCAAATTCCGCCCACTCGCGGAGCTCCTCTACACTTATACTAAAAGAGGATATATTATTTAGGCGTGGCTGTACTATTGTAAGTATAACCTCCCCAATATCATATATGGTGTCATATTTTAACAACGCGCCAAGCCCATATAGCATAAGCTGCTTATTATAATAGGCGTCTACGGGTATGCCCTTACCATATTTTAAGTCGATAACCTCTATGCGCCCCTCGTAAATAATAATACAATCCGCCGTACCAAAACTTTCAGGCACATACTCACTAAAGTCCAGCTTCTGCTCGATATGTATCACGGCCAATGCGTCTGTTGTTAGGGCCGCGGTGTATTGGCCCTTGCAGTAATCTACATAAATACCTGTGTAGTCTAACATTTCCGGACTATACAGCTTATTTTGTAAAATTTCAGCCCACTTTTTATCAAAGGCCTCGTCGGCCTCAAATAAATCATCTTCCGACTCGGCGTTTATCCTTAAGACCTCACGCATTAAATATAGTTCCGATAACTCATGGGCTAAGGTGCCCTCATCTGCGTATGGGCTGCTTTTTTTCTCCCCGTATTCCTCTTCAAGTCTTGCCGAGGGGGTACATGCTAACCATCTATTCGAGCCAGAGGCGGATAAAAGCGCGTGACTACGCTCTGCATGAGAAACTTGTGTGCCCATTACAATTCAATTAAAAAGTTATACAAAGCCACATAATTGGTGGGGTCAAGCTTGGTAACACTCGGAGCGCCGAGCTCATTCAGTTTGGCCTTAATAGCCTCCCTATTATTAGCCACTTTTAAGCCTACTAAACGTCTAAGCTCATCGATAGTTACTACGACGGTCTCAGGCTCGACGGTCTCAGGCTCGACGGTCTCAGGCTCGACGGTCTCAGGCTCGACGGTCTCAGGCTCGGCGGTCTCAGGCTCGACGGTCTCAGGCTCGACGGTCTCAGGCTCTACGTTGGCCGGTTTTTGTTTTGTTGGGCGCGGCTTGGCGGGCTTTTTAGGTTTTATAGTCTCATCATCAATGGGGCCACAATTCGAATGCTGCTCCATGGCTTTACTAAGGGTGGCTAAAAACTGTTCTGCCACAGGCGATAGGTTGAGGTTAATCTCAACACCGAATTTGATTTGTTCCATTTTCGTAAGTATTTATAAGGTTATTTAAGTAGTCTATAAAATCCTTCATAGGCATATCTGGAATGCCCGTCAGCATTTTAATAATCAGACCGGAGTCCTTATACACTAATAGCTGGACGCCCCCATAATTAAGCTTAACCTTATAAGGGCCTTTAAGCAAAGTAAGGCAGCCGTCCTCGCTGCCGCCTTTCCACTCCGCGTCATTATGTAGCAGATCTGACTCGCTCACACCTATAAAATCGGCCAGCACCTCTAACTGTTTTACACTCATTTCTGTCTCCCCGCTTATCAGACGCTTCATAGCGGTGGCCTTATGAAAATGTTCTGGAAACATTCTCTTTGAAAGCTCTGCAGTATCAATTTTATAAAAATCAATTACTTTTTTAAGGTTAAATCTCATATATCTATATTGTTTTAATCTCTTTGCAAAGATACAAAATTTTTTAATACGAATGACAATTTTTTTTTAAAAATTTTAAAATTTTTTCTAACTATTTATAAGCCAGCTACTTAGTAATATGAATAAATTCTAACCTATCTATAATTACGTTAGGGTTTTCACTTGTAACGTCAACTTGGCGGCGTTTTACCTTGCGTGTTTTCCATAGGAAGCCTAAAAACCTCTTATACCTTACCGTCTCTACTATAAGTAACGGTACCGTATCCCTGATACTTATAGTCACGGTATCTTTACCGATAAACCCCTTTACCTCAGACCACTCAGACACATAGTTAAATACCCTGGCTGTGTCCATGTTTATTATAGTATCAGAGATGGGGGCCTGCACATCATACTGTAAGACCGCCTGCGCGGCTATTATATCCTCAAGCTCCCTCACTTTAATATTAAGCTCCCTTATAGTATTAAGGTCCCGCCTTCTATACGTATCATACTCACTCAATTCTAACATGAGCGCGGAGGTCTTTACGGCATTAAGGCTATCTCGTATTTTATACTCATAATTTAATTCGCGCAAAGAGGCGTTTGAAGACAATAATAGACTATTATTATAGCTCAGGCGCCCTATATCCTGCCTCTGGCGCCTGTTATGACTTAAAAGTAATATAACCGCCGTAGTAAGCGATACTACACATATTATATATATGGTATGCCACCCTTTACTCATATCGCGCGTCTGTTTTATATAAGACCTGCCTCCTATTACGCCCACATTCAGTATAGCTGATATGTAAAAAAGTAGAGTAAAGTATGGCCTGGTCGAACTCAAGACCTGACTTAAGTAAGGCCTTAAGAAGTGACTGTGGTCTCGGTACCTTTATATCCGCGGCCTCCCCGCGGAGGTGCTGCGAGTTAGCGGCGCCCCCGACGAGCATATTGACTTTAGCGGACCTGTATCCGCTATTTATGAGCATAGGCCCCCCGTAAAAATTACGTAGGGGCTGTAAAAGCTTGGTCACAAGGGTACAGATACGGGCTATAACGGCCTCGTCAGGAGTATTATCGAGGCCCTCTTTAATAGCTATGGGGCTATACGTAAACTCCTCAAGCCTAAAATTCTTACTTATTTTCATAATCACCTTTCTTATTTTCTAACTCTATCAGCCTATATAAATAGTCTAAGACCTCCTTGCCCTGCTCTGCCGTAGCGGCACGCACTATACGCTTAATAATATCGGGCATATCGGCCGCGTGTGTCTTTTTACGGCGACTGTTCTCAATAACAGATTTTCCCTCTATAATCATAACCGCCATAGTACATAGGGCTGTAGCGAAAGGCAAGATATAAAATGACAACAGACTTCCGAGCATATCAAACATAAGGGCGAATAACATTACCCTCATGTAATCAGATATTTTGATTATAGTCCGCCTAAAGCCCCTTGACATAACGGGCTGGCCAACAGCCCGCGCGGTTGTTACGCCACTCCAAAAATCCACAATAGTACTCAATACCATAAAAAGCCAGCATACTAAAATTATGCTGGCGCGTACTAAGATAAAATAAACTAATCCCTCAAAGTTTTTGGTTTCAATTAACTCTAACATGTTATCTTATAAATATTTGTCCCAGTCAATATCTATATTTTTTCCAACAATATCCGCCACCCATCGCTTAAATATCATTCCGTCATACCCGTCAGGGTCTGTAGCCACAGCATAGGCGTACCTTATACAGCAGGCCTCGTCCTTCACCACATCTGGATAAAAATCGGCATAGGCCATGTTAGAGGTATACGCTATATCTCCGGGTGATATACCCTCCGGAATAGTAATGTTAAGGCCCGCGATGGTATCCATTACCTGCTGTACAGTCCACGTATGCTTGTCCCCATTGGCGTTAACCATAAGGCTTGAAGCATATTCAGACAAGGCGTCTGTAAAGTGATAACCGTGTGTAGATATATATTCGCCATAGGCGCCTGTATTACTGATAGACTCCGACATATATCCGCCAGACACTTCGTCGTCTTTCCTATGTACCATAATAGTATAATATAAAGTGCCCATAATACTAACTTTTAAACCCTTCAATAAACTTTTCAAGCATTTCACGCTGGCTACGCACCATAGCGGCCATACCCTCGATAGACTCCTCTATCTTATTAAAGCGCGTCTCCGTCTCGCATTTCTCTTTATACACCGGGTTAAGCTCCGCTAACAGGGCCTGCGATTTATCAATAATATCACGCGCCCTTGGGACAGAGGCTAAAACCTGCTCTGCATTGGCCTTCTGGGCTTCTACCTCACCGACTAAGCAGGCCCTATCTGTAGCCAATACCATATTCTCCGCGTAGGTCATTGATATGTTATCGGGCATCGTATATGTAGCGGTTTTACCACCCGCCTCGATAGTAATATCCACAACCATCTCTGTCTTACCGCTTTTAGGATTCATTTCCACCCTCGGAAATGACACCTGCGTTACCCTACCCTGCTGTAATACGAAACTATTTGTGTCCAGCATAAATACAGGGTAATTTTGTTTTAAATCCTTAAATAATAACATAACCTATCTTTTATTAATATTATACTTAAAAGGCGCGTACAGCGGACTATACGCGCCATAACCTAAATTATGAGGCTACGGGGGTAATAGTAACTACCGCCGAGCTGTTAATAGAGTAGGTGTTCGACTTGCCGCAAATAACTTTGGCCAGGCCCTGCGTCAGGCCTACCTCACTTACTGTTATTGATGAGGGCAAGGCTGTAACACCTTGGAAAGCGACTGTAAACCTCTCATTTATCACCTGTGTTATCGCTTTACAGCCACAACTGGGCAATGTTATAGTTATAGCCGCTGTTATAGGTACAAACAAAGTAGTGCCGTTGAGTATAGGAGTACCGTATGTGTAAGATACGGTCGCGTAGGGCTGCTCGGTAGAGACAGCGCAAATACAGCGGCATAACTTCTCTTTAAAGGTAGCTAAAAAAGATAGCTGATTAGCTACAGGCGCCGCGGCTAAGCCGACAGGGGATATTGTAACCATAACTTTACGTATTAAAGTTGTTACTAATACCCGCAGCCTTGCTCGCAGCAGGCCCCACAATTACCTCCCAGCCTTGTCAACAAGAGACGATTTTGGCGCTCTTGGGATAACTGGAACTTAAGGTCCTGAATCTGCAGGTCTTTTTCAGCGGTCCAATGCGCGTTGAGCGTATCTATTATGCGCTGGGTATTCGCGTTTTGGCTGCTAATAATATCGCACTTATCTTGCTGGGCCTGAAAACCGACTTGCGAAAACCCTTGGCTAATAAGGTTACCGACTTGTGAAAAGCCCCTCTCAAGCCCGGTATTAACAGTGTTAATACCGCTCATAATAGAATTGGTTTGCTGGCAAGTCTGCAGTTGGCTTTGATAGCCCATTTCAAGTATGGACTTCTGGGTAGCGCAGCAGCAGTCTTTAAGGGCCTGAATCACATTACAGTCGCCCAAATTAACCGCGTTAATCACGCGCTCGGCTGAAAACCCTACTTGACCCGCCACACTTTGTATAGCGGCCTGAATATCGCAGCAGCATTTTTGCACCGTATTAAAGTCCATATTTAGCGTTTGTGCCAACTGGCTAATAGCCAAGGTATTACCTTGTACAGCAGACTTGATACACTCGGCATTCTGGTTATCCTGCAATTGAGTACGGATAGCATTGAGCTGGGCCTGGGTCTCAATACCCTGCGTAGCGTTATCATTGCCGACCCCAAATCCGCCATTGCGGAAAAGGGCTAAAAACATAATGTAGGCGAAAGGATTATTCATCCAAGCCGCCATAGAATCATAATCGTCCCTGCGGTTATTGTTATTAGCTAAGATAGCCGCGGTAAGGGCACTATCGTCTCTGTCATGACAATAGATTTTTTCAATGGTTTCTCCCATAATCTTAAAAATTTAATTGTTAATAATTAATTGACTATATGCCATACCTCCGGAGGTAAAAAGCATCGACTATAATATATCCCTTACCACATTACTACCTTTAATTATCACTATGGACCTTCTATCATAACTACCTATTAACCTAACCTTATCGCTATATTATCAACATCAAAATCACATGAGACCTGCGCTACATCACCCTGTTCCAACCACTCAGGGGCCATATTAAAAGAGATAGGCCTGTACTCATAACGCGGGCTGCCATCAGCGTTCAACTCATAAATTACCCTGTTATCAAATAACTTAAACAACCTTAAAGAATCCAATAAGGTCTCTACCGCTAAGAATACAAACTTATAAGTCTTCTTAGATACAATACTCTCGGTAAACTTGTATCCAAGCCTACTTACGACCTCCTCCTCATACACGTATTCGGGCCTTGCCAGTGTAGAAGATACTATGTATGTAAACCTAAAACCCCCTTTAGTAAAATCAATAGCCCCCTCTGGTAAACTAATAGCGTAACTATTACTGCCGACCAGCTTTATACAGCCTGAAAACTCGCTCCTTACACTAAACAGGTCCGAATACAAATCTATATTGAGCCTCTCATCCCCCTTTATATTTAGCTTAATATAATAAAGCCCATCAGGTAAATACCCCATGACTATATCATTATCACGGTATACAGCAGTAAGGGTATCACCGGTAGATGATAACTCCAATACTGACAGGCCCTCCCTGATATTAGCGGTAATATCCTTTACCTGCTTATCATAGCGGTCATAGATATATGCTGAGGCTAAAGACAATTTGGCCTGGTTGTTTAAACCCGTAACCAAAAATGTAAAAGTAGTGAGTTTCGGGGAGACTATCGGATACCCAAAACAGCTCTGCGCATACTCCGCCCTAAAGGGCTGGAGGCCCCTGTCTAAATAAAATGCTATAGGCGAATAATTAACTACTTTCATATTACAAAAGTATAGCTTATTTTTAAATCCCCTACAAACTTAACTACATTTAACCACATTTAACCACAATACTAATACTATCACGGGTCGTATACCAGTGTCAGCTTAACCATAAATGTCACAAGGCTCGTATCTATCTCCGTTATTTGCCCGTCACCAATATCTGTACGCACAAGTAACCTACTGTCAAGGTCCTTTTCAAAAGGTAATGATAGTATTTGTACCCTATACTTGGCGAGACTTTTCATAACAAGACCGGCGGGGGAAGACTCAAACCCGCCTGTAAATGGTACATCATAGGCTAATAGTTGCGCCGTATATATCGGACTGCAGCCAGCGTTATAAATTCTGGCCGGCATAGGCACATTATCACTATCTACAAAGTACGGGCCCGTATTATTTGCGGGTATACTAAATGAGCCTACCTCCCCCTCAGAATTAGCCGATAATATAACAAAGCTGTCTTTAGAAAAATCGTCACCATAAAGCATAACCCCCATATAGTCAGGCTCAAATAACGGCTCCTCTATGTTTTCAGACTTACTCGTATCCGCCCAATACTTATACTTTAACGCGTTATTTAAAAACGCCTCAGCAGAAGCGTCTGAGCCGAGCCGTATATTACGCTCCGAAAAAATACTGTCCGTATCGTATTCAAAGGAATACTGGCCATGCAGTATATCTTTACCATTTAGGCTGTCATTAATAGCCCCCCCCGATAAATCCAGGCCCACCCGTGGGTCTATATTATAAGAATACCCGCGTCTGAAGAAATCTATGTGCTCTATATGCAGCTCCTTGTTATCGATAAACCAATAACAGTTAAAACAACGCTTCAGCATATCCAATACGCTTTTTAAAGATAACTTACCCCCCATAGCGGGGGTATCATACTCTATACTCGACACATTTGATAGGGGCGTAAGGTATAAATAAAAACCTTTGTCCTCTAACGGCATCTGTAACCCCGCGGGGTATACCCCGCCGAATAAAAATTGTGAATAATACTTACTCGGCGCGAACTTAAGCCCTACACCGAGCTGCCCTAATAGGGCCCTTATAATATCACCTATACTATATGCGTGCCTTAATGCTACTGACCTGCTATATACAGTCGATAAGAAATCAAGGGCCTCTGAGTTAAAATCTACCGTACACCATAAAGAGACCCTGAGCCAATTAGCGACACACAGGGGTATATAAACCTCATTACTGTCACCACTCGTTTTAGGACATTTAAAAAAACCATCCCCCGAAGAACTCCTAATATACCTCGTTGGCATATAAATAACATTACCTGAGGTTATAAACTTAGATACCTTATCACCAGGGCGGAAAATATCAGACTTGTCATAGGCATATTTATAGGCCCCCCTATTTACAAAAATATCACCGCCAGACACGTCTACCCTATTATAAACATTAAGGTCTATCGCGGAGGAACTACCTACCTCTATATAAGTATCGGACAGGACCCTTGTAAAAAGCCAGTAAAAATATATATCAAGAGAGGCGTAATTCTTCGGGTCTGATATTATAGAAGTATTAACGGGTACCACCTTGCCATATATATTATCAGAGCTGACAAATCTATTTATATATTCAGGGCTGCCGCCGTTTTTCTGTGGGTACACATGCTTAAGATAATAACTTTGTATGTCCGGATTTTTATAATATACCACCCCTGTACGGGTATTAAGTATCTCTACTCTATAAAAAGTAGCAACCTTTGTCGTACCATCAGCGGTAAGCCTTATAGCTAAATCACTGTTATCCGTCTTTACAAATACGGCGGTATCACCGTTAACCAAGGCCCTGCCCATATATGGGCACGCCCCCGAATAAGTTCCGTTAAGGGACCCAAGGTTAAACCCATTATACTCACCAGAGCAGTTAGATACATGTATCTCGTTAAAAATTTGGCCATTGATAAAACCCATACTAAGCAACTTCTCCCACGCGTCATAAGCCGCATTCATGGCCGTGGCGTTCTCCCCGCCATGATAATATACGCTGGTATTAATAGACTTGTTAAGCTTACGCTCCTTCCATTGACCACCTATAAGGTTTATAACAGTGTTGGCCCCCGATATATAAAACTGACAACATGGCGGCTTATCGAGAAAAATCCGGCTACTCACAGGACGGCTCCTAATAACATCAAACTCCTTATCATACGTGTTAAGCAGCTTTGTGTAATCATCAAATGGCGATAACGATATAGTACATGTCTTTTTAGATATATTAAACGCGCAGTCAGTCTTACTAAAACAGGCACGCGCATAGACTTCCGCCCCGTTTACGGTATCACCGTTTACTACATATAGGACCTGCCCCTCTACTATACCCCGACTGTATAGGTAAGTGTAATCCTCCCCTGTATATACCGCGTCAGTATCTAAATAGGCCCTCATAAATATATCGTCACCCTCTTTTTTAAGCTGCTTATTAAACCTGGAATACAGGGGGCGTACACTGCGTAGGCTTACTGACTCCGTAAAAATATTATCCCGCGATATACCCAGGGGAAGGCTATTTATAATAATAAAACTACAACCCTCAGGTATCTCATAGACAACGCTCCTGCCAAGATATGAAGTGTAGAGACTTTCGGACCGCATCTCATAGTCAGCCACGCCGTCTGGTCGTTGACTAAAAAATATAAGCTCTGACAATGCTAATAAAGTCCCTTCTATACAAAGATATTTAAACGGGTCGCGAGGCAATACAGTGATATACCCGGCCGAGAAGGCCCCGCTATCTACTATATTATACTTATCGCGGCTATATATCTTACCTAACCCTACACTACAAACAAAACCGTCGCTGAGCCTTGTGCCCGCTAATATACTAATACCCTTACTATTCATACCTCACTACCGTTTTTATATTTCCGTTTATAATAACCTCCCTGCCGTCAGGAGTAATATAGCGGCTCTTGCGGCCCTGCTCTAAAAGGCCACTTACAGCCCTCTCTATACCACTCAAGTCTGTATTAACGTTCTGTTGCAGGGTGAACATATCTGGAGAGACACGTAAGGACTGCAGGTACCTCTTCTCAAAATCACCCTTATTCAAACTGTCTATAACCTCCGGCAGCACAGACCTATATTTGCGTGTATTGGCGCGGTTTATAATAGCGAGCGCCTCGCCGCCTTCGGCATACATCTTATGCCCGCGGCTATTAGTAACACCCAAATTTATATCATGCCCCGAAGCATGTGAGCCGCCACTTAAAAACTCAAGGCCGCCCTCGCCATATTCTTGCCTTGATACCTCACGGGCCTTGGCCTTAGCCGCAATAAACGAGGCCCACATAGAGGCTATAGCCGTTATAGCCAGCGCTGGACCGAAAACACCAGCCTTGGAAAATACGCTCCATATATTGGCCGACGCCGTTATAAGTGATGAGGACTGCGTTACAGTATCTATGGCCGACTGACGCTTTTGGGCCTCCTCTAACAGCCTCTGTTTTTTCTTCTGGTTAGCCTGCTCTAAAGCAAGGTCTTTTTTAGCCTGCTCAAGGCTATGTGCATACCCGTTATTACGGGCCTCTATCTCGGCGTCCACCGCAGACTGGGCGGCACTGACCCTCTGCTCGGCGGCCTCTACAGACTTCTGGGCCAACTCTACCTCGCTCTGCGCTATATCACCAAGATACCCTATAATAGTATTACAAGCGCTGGTAAACGCATCAATTTGGTCGTCATTAAAACCTAACTGGTTTAATAAGCCGCCAACAAGACCCTTATCCGCGATATCATTAAGTATACTGTCAAGCTCGGACATCTCTTTATTAGTAAGGTTTATGCTGGCGTTGAGCCTGTCTATCTCAGCGTCTATACTGGCGATATCCGTCGGACTAAGCCCCAAAAGGCCCCTGCTATATAAATCTTTTTGCTTATTAAGCCTCTCAATAGCGGAGTTATATTCCCTAAGTTTGGCCTCAAGCTCACGACGAGACCGCATTTTCTCATTAGCATAGTAATTATCCAGCTCCCAATTAATATCTTCGGTCGCGGCTTTAATATTTTCAACCTCCCGTTGGGCGTCAAATAAGGTAATCGAGTCTTTATTAGCAGTTATTTCACGCTCAATTGACGCGATAGTATACTCAATTATCCGCTTTTCGGCGTCAGAGGCTTTTATAAGTCCCTCATTTATAAGGTCAAGTTTAAATCTCTCGGCATCGAGTTTTTGCCTTAGCTCAAAGTCCTTCGCCTCTTCCGCGTATCTGGCTACCAAATCGAACTCCGCCTTGGCCACGGACTGGGCCCGCTTAAACTCCTCCTGCCTAAACTGGGCTTTTTCTGAGAGCTCCTTATTGCGGAAGGCCTCATTTATATAAGACTCATCCTTACGCTCCTCCTCGGCGAGCTTCGAATTCTCGATAAGAGCGATACGGCGCTCATTTTCAATAACATTCAGCCTTATATCTAATTCCTCGTTAGAATACTTCTGCACCGCCTCTAATCGGAGCCCGAATATCTCGTTAGCGCGCTCTAACTCACGTATTTTCGAGTCTCTGTCTATAATATCGAGCTCGTGTTTTAATTGCTCGCGTATATTCACGATAGTGGTATCTATAAGCCCTCTACTGGAGATAATATTATCAATGGCCCCCCTTATCTCAGACAGCTGCTCCCCTGAAAGCCTATAGCTCTTACCTTTAGCCTTATATATACCGTCATTAGTTAAAACCCTATTATACTCCTCCTCAAGTTCCCTGCCCCTCTTGGTCATTAGCTCAAGGCTCATAATACGCTTGGCGGCCTCGTCCTTAGCGGCCTTGATACGCTTCTCGGACGTCTCTTGTATAAGCTCGGTAGTAGAGTTATCATATTCTACCACTGACCTATTAAACTCTTCCTGATAGTCCTTTATCTTCTTTGTATATTCGGATATGCCGTCTACATAGGAGCGGAAACCGGTATTTTCAAATATCTCGTCCGCATTTTTTAAAAACCCGTCCACTATACCAAGCAGGTTATCAGCGTTGGCCTCCGCCACTTTTAAATTATCCTGCGCGAGCTTAACAGACTTTTTAACGCGCGCCTCCCCAAGAGAATAAATGCCCAGCTCTTGGTTCTCTGAGGCCGTAAGAGTCTCAGGAGGCTTCGCGCGTAACTCTAAAATACGCGCATAGCCCTCAGAATTATAAAGGTTTTTCTCCTTAAGGAGCTCCTCCTCCAGCTTAATCCTCTTACTGAGGACCTCCGCGAAAGCCTGCTCCGCCAGCTTAGTCGCCGCGGCGGCCTTAGCCCTGAGCATAAGCGCCGTAACAACCTCATCTGAATTTCTAACAAAAAAGGCATCCGCCTCGCTTACATCTGTCAAAACAACGCCAAGCTCCTTAAAGGCCTGCGTGTTATCTCTAATAAAGTCGGTCTTCTCCATATCAGAGCTAAGCCTCGAATACTCAGACTGCAACTTCTTATAGGATACCAGCTGCTCCGCGTATGAGCCGCGGCCCTCCCTCATCTCTTTCTTAAGCCTACTCATGGTCTTTCTAAAGGACTCGACACTATCCCTTATATAAAGGACGCTCTTACCCCACCCCACTATCTCTTTACCCCACTTTGAGAACGCCGCCAAAACTATAATTATGGCGCTCTGCCAGCTGAATAAGCTTTTGACTATACTTGCTATAACGTTACCAGAGCTGCGGCCCTGCATCTTTAACTTCTTTATCTCATCAATAAGTATAGGTATGTTATTTGAGATAGCCAGGAAGAAGGTATTAAGTGACACGGCCGCGGCCGGTAATTCTCGCACAATCTGCTGTACCGAATAACTGAGGTTGTTAAATATCTCATTATAGCGACCTACTGAAAGCGAGTACGTTCCGGTAGACTCCTGTATAGCCACCATCTGGGCCCTAATCGACGCCTGTGTCTGGATAAGTGTCTCATTATGCCTACGCTCGGCCTCCGACATCTCCAATATACGTATCTTATTAAGCTCGTACTGGGCGGCAAGATTGTTATAAGAGCCATGCGCCGAGTTAGCAATCTGCGCCTGGAGTCTGGCTATACGATTAGCCTTAGATGTCTGTAGCCTAAGAGATATAAGGTTCTTATTCTCGGCAGAGGTAGCCGCCGCGAGCCCGCGCCTGGCCCTCTCAAGCTTGCGCGACATCTCAATTGACTCGTTTACGGAGGCGTTATAAGACTCCATCTCTACCTTAATCTCACCAATCCTACGTAAAAGCACGCCCCCAACAGCAACGTCATTACGCTCGGCGGCTGACAACGCCTCATACTGGGCGGTAATTTGCCTAAGCTCTAACCTAAGCCGCTCGTATGAGCCCTCCGCGGTGTCATTAATCTGCGCGCTTAACATATCGGCGCTGTTTTTCTTGCGCGTCTGGTCATTAAGGGCCTGCACCGCGGCATTCTCTGAAGACATGGCCTCCGCCAAACGCCTCCTCGCCTTCTCAAGACGCGATACAGTCTCTACTGTAGGCTTCATAGCCGTGTCAAGTGCCTTTATTTGCTCTTTAAGGCTCTTTATAATATCTAATAACGCCCCGCCCATAGCCGCGTCATTACGCTCCGCCTCGGATAAGGCCTTATACAACTCGACATTATCCTTAAGCTCTAACCTAAGCCGCTTGTATGAGCCCTCCGCGGCCTTGTTGAGCCGGTCCTGCTCTACCGTATTACGGTTAAGCTCCGACAACTGCGCCTTGAGTATAGCCGTATTCTTACCGACCTCGGACTGTGCCATCGCTAACTCACGCTGGGCCTTAAAAAGCCTGTCAGCGGCTATTGACGCCTCCTCTATGGCGTCAGCACCCCTCTGGGTAGCGACACTCGCATCCGCCATACCCTCTTTTATAGTAGAGGCGTACTTCTTCAAAGAGGCGGCTAACTTGGCGTATTTATCATCAAGCCCGTCAAGCAGCCCTATAAGCTTAACTATAGAGTCATCTGGCTGTATAAAGTCGCTGTAATGTAGTGTATTTTCATTATCTACCATAGGCTAATTCATTTTCTGCAAATATACAAAAAACTTAAAGTCAATTCACGTCCGTCTGCTTTTTTATTATATCCAGGGCACTATAAAATTGTAATACCGTCATCTTACGCGCGTCCGCATTTGTTTTCTGCGATATAAGGAGGCACGCCATCTCAAAAGATTTGTCAAAACATACCTCTACTGACCCAGGGCCCGTAAAAACATCGGGCCTGTACATACTGAATATCTCCGCGTCAATATCATTTATGGCCGCGCTATTATCAGAGCCGTCTATAATACAATCCAGCATAACACTCGCCCGCTCCTTCAATTTGGCGTATAACGCCTTAGATTTGGCCCCTACCGTAAAGTCACCTGGAAAATATACCACGAGGGTATCGGCTATTTTTTTTTTAACCCCGACATAAAATCAAGGATAACATGGCGCTTTATAGTCCGTATACGCCCTAAAAGCGCGGTAAGGCCACTATCTGAGAGGTCCGTCACGTCCTTCCCGTCCACGCTCTTTATCAAAGCCGCAAAAGCCATGTGCATAGGCGATATTTCACAATTGACCATATACATATTATGCCTCATATTATTTAACTCTTGCAGGGCCTTCTCGTGGTCATTAGCCTTAATAAGCTTTGCGACTTTGACAATATGCGCGTCTATACTATCCGCATCGGAGCCTATACCCGAATCTATAAGCAGATATTTATTATACTTCTGAAAATTTATAATAGGCATGTCCTCTACATCATCGTAAAGCTCCAGTATATGCCCGTTAAACTCTATACGCCTCATTCAAAAAACTTAGCTACCGGGGTTGAAAAAACAGGCATAAAAACAGGCCACGACTCCCACAATACTAAAGCTATAGCCACCGAGACAGCGAGTGAAAACCAAAAACTCAGACAAAAATCACAGGACAGGGCCTTACCCACCATAAGTGGGGCCCTCTGGGCGGCCTTATACCGCAGGCCAGATATAGTCAAAGCAGAGACTACAAAGGCCACAAAAATACCTAACAACATAGAGCTGACTAAAAATAGACTAATCATAGACATGTTTCTTTTATTTTAAGCTTAAACTCGAATCTAAAACCATAATACGGATACATAAAATACTGCCTGTCAATACTATAAGGCACAGACCCTATACTACCCGTGCCGCTGTATGCCCTCTCTAATGAATACCCGCGGTACAGGTTCTCCACGGACTCATAAACACTCGTAACCATAAGGCTACCGGACCCTAATATAATACCGGGAGAAGACAAAAATGATAATATGTCATTTTTAACCTCCTCTGAGTATATTACCGAGCTGTCATCAAATATAGAATGCAGGTCCAGCCAAAACACAATGGCCCCCTCGGCCGTAACCTCTGGCAGCCTCGGAGAAAAACCGGTACTGACAACCTGCGGGTCATAGAACTCAAACCACGAGAAATTACCGAAGTTGTCATTAGGCAGTACAGACATATACTCACCGCCCCCGGTATATATGGCCGGGTAGGTATACCTCTCCCCAGAGGCCGAATAGGCCGTAAGCTTATAGGCGCGGCCAAAAGCGTTATCAAGCCAACTGAACTTACTTTTAAGGCCGCGGCATATATCTTGCACGGCCCTATCAAGCAATACCGGCCTATCCTTATACCCTATATGCGCGCTATTACTTATCATCTAAAAGTGTCTCTTTTAATTTTTTAGCCAAATAAGGCCTAATAATAATATTTAAAAGCGCGTTAAAAGTATCATTATTTATCCTAAATATAGCCCTGCCGTACCTGTTGACAACCGCGTTGACCTTCTTGTTATACGCCTCCGCATTATCACCACGGAAAGGCACTGACCAAATATAGAAGCCCTCCTCGTCCGCAATTACTTTAAGCCTTACAAATGACATCATAGCCCCAGTATCACGTAAAGTAACCCTGTCGATAGGCTGCCCCTTACGTATCTTACGGCGTATAGTACGCTCGGCGTAAGGCGGCTCGATACGGCGCCCGTAGCCGTCAAGGCCTAAAAAAGTCTGGTCCTGTATACTCGACTTAATAAAAAAACCTACGTCCATATTTAGCATACACTCCCTCAGCCCATCGTTTATAATACTACGGAACTTACGCAAACGGTATACCAGGTTACGTACTGACAAATTATAATACACCCCTCGCGCCATGTTACGTAGACCTGTATTTTATACCGTTATTGTTACAAGGCATACACGGCTTATAAAAACCAGACGTGCTAAGCCTAAGCGCCTTATACGCCAGGTCAAGCTGGTAATTAAGCCCTGTACTATTATTACTATCTGAGGACCCGTCAAGCTCCCTCATTATATCAATACGCGAGGCGTTAAGCACATTCCTATTAGTACGGGCGTTGGCGTTATACGCGAACTCACGTAATAAATCAACCGCGACCTGCCTCATAAGAACATCGATAAACAAATGCCTGTTGTCTATTATAAAGTCCGTAAAATCGCAGGCCAAAGTCATATCAATGTTAAGGCCAAAATTATTATCATAGGCATACATGCTTTTATCGCTATCCCAAGAGCCTAAATCCATAGACCCGTTATAGAACGGATGCACCTCGACATAACGTGACCACGCCTGCCACTCTAACATATCCGCCCTGGAACAAGCGGAACACGGGGCCTTAGACCAGTCACGGTCCTTACGTATAGGCCTGCTCTCCTCTGGTAACTCAAAAGTCTGGTAACACACAAACCAACTGCCCCCTGGCTCTATACCGTCACCGGTATACGGAAGACACAGGCCGCCTGTATCAAACCACTCTATACTACCCGCGCCTGAGGCCTTATTAAACTCAAACACCCTATAAGGCCCGCTACCCGCGGAATTCATAATATAAATACGGTAAAGTCCGGGCTTGGTAAACTGCAGACCTATCCGGTTAATTATAAGCGCGACACCTCTCACACGCGGCGGTACAAGCTCCAGGCCGGCGATTCTCTGCTTAAAAGCAAAGCTGTCTTGTGGGCGCCCAGCCCCACTGAATAACAGCCGGTTCTCAAATATATTCTTCATGGTACCCCCGACAACCTTCTCGTTACAGAACCGTGTAATAACCCTCTGTATGCTGGCTACTGTCTTACTCTTCAGCCACTCGGCTAACGGGTCCTTAGGCGTATACAGCTCCCATAAATTATTCGAATCAGGTGGGACGCTGGGGAGGCCCTCTATCATAATCAGACTTGGGTTATAAACAAGGGCAGTCATCCTTTCACCTGTATACGGGGGACCACCTATAGAGGTGCCTATAAATATAGCGTTATCGGTATAATCCTTGCCTTTAAACCGGCTCGTACCCGCGGTGAACTCAAGGCTGCTCCTTACCTTACCCGTAACCTCAATGGCGTCCCCGTACTTGACATTTTTATAGGCCCCGAAGTTCTGTATATTACGGGGTATAGGATTTCCCTCGCCTAATACAGCGTCCAGCTCGTATAAATTAGACCGTATAGGCGCGGAGCCCTCAGGTATATCACCTAATTTACTCTTATCAAATATACAGCCCACCCCCAAACGTACCCTGTTTATGCTGGCGTGCGGCATATACTTGTCAGTATTATCATTAGGCGCGAACGATACAGACAGCCTGTAGCGGGCACCGGGTATAAGGCCCCCATCTATAACCTGATACAGCCTCCTGTCGTCATTACCGCGGCTGGCAAGCGTTACCGTGTGTATATCGGTGACGGGTAACAACCTCCTCACGGGATTTATAAGGTCATACTTAGACAGCATACAGGTGTTCCAATGCTTTATGCCAAGGCGCTTAAACCTGTCAAAAGGCGGTAACGGCTGCTTAGTAGCGTAACCATCGCCAGTAGGCGAATTACGGTTATACAGCTCCGACTGATAAGACTCAAGCCTGAAATCCGTATTACGTAGCAACTCGCCCTCTTTAACCGGTACACGCGCGGAAATATCAGACGATGCTATATATAATACCCCATTATACGATACTATATCACCCCTACTGTAATCCGAATCCGGATTAAACTCCGGATACTCCTCATGCTCAAACTCTGGCGCCACATTAGATATGTTACGCAGGGTAAGCAACGGGTGGGCCTGCTGATAAAACAGACCTGACTCGCTGCGGATTATATCGCCACTAAGGGTGACACCGCTGCCGTCGTCACCGCTCCAGCCTATAAGGCCGAGCAACTTGTCCTGCACCTTGGTATACTGTATCATAGCTCCTCCAATGTCACATCCGTTATGGCCACAGCGTCATGCCCGCTCAAATTAAGTAAACTTATATATATACCAGGATACTCTGTATCTCTGAAATCAGTATCACTCGTTATATAATCAGCGGTAAACTCGGTACTGCACCTGTTCCAGCTATACGGGTCCGCAAAATCGAGTATGTTAAACTCTAAATGTGCGCCAGCGACGCTAAATATAACAGGCTGGTATCTATATGAAAGCGGCATACCTTCTGGCCTATTAGGCTTAATATTAGAGGATATGACCAACGGTCGATACTTACAAAAGCCGACACTTACGGTACAGCCGTAGCCCTCGACACCCCTGGCCATGAAGGTAAGCCTGTATTTATGGCCATCCTTAACCGCGTCTCGTGAAAATATCTGGTACACCCTCTTATCATGGCCGCTGCTTGATAGCTTACGTTTACCCTTATTGTTATAATAAACACGCTTCTTCGCGTGGTATAAGTATATATAAGACTTGCCAAGCTCCTCGTCAAAACCAGTGTACGGATTTAGGAGGTCCGTCGTAACAGGCTCCGTGGTTCTAACCATACGCTCATACCCCGTAAAGGAGGATATACCCCACCCATAAGGCCTATAATGAAAAGACATATACGTACCATATGAACCCTCCTCCCATAAGGAAGCTTCGCTGGCCGGTACTGGATACTCCATCTCAGAGAAATCACCGTTTATAACCAAATTACCTGGCATATCTTTATCATATTAAAAAGGTCCGGACCTAAATACAAAGATTGAGTTGCCATAGCTTCTTTGCGGTAGAACGCCGGACCTGTGTCTTTAAAACCTAATATAACTACTGAGCAACCTCCTTAGCCACGTTAAAGGCTAATATAGGGCTGGGGTTAGTGGTAGGGGCACTGTTATAGGCGGTTAAAAACGCCACGTCAACAGCGAAGCCGTAATGCTCCTTGCGTGTACGGGTCATATCGGCGGATGCCTCGCCCGCTAAGGCGCTATAATCACCAACAGAGTCATAGAAATACGTACCCACTGGCATATTAAGTATAGGCAACGTGGCTATACCCCACTCATGCCCATCACCTGAGACCGTGCCAAGCAGGCAGTCACGCTCGAAACGCACCAACATGCCGAGTGAGTCCGCGTTAACAGCATAGCCCTGGGCGTACTTGCCTGATGCGGACTGGATGCTATTAGAGAAATGCACAATCTTGGTGCCGAACTCATTCTGCTTGTTCTCACTATTATAAAGGCCCTTCTGCTGTAACTTACGCATAATAGACTCTACGCCGGCGTCACCAATAATATGCAGCTGCCCGTAGAAGTCGTTGGCGCCCATCATAACGTCAATATCCCCAAAAACATTCTCACGCTGCCCCCATGTGGCCGCCACAGCGTTAGACGTAAACGCGTATTGGAGCGGGTTATTAAGCTTCTGTGTCTTAGCGGCGGCCAAAGTGGTCAAAGCCGTCTCATCAAGCTTACGCGCCAAGGCGTATACATACTTCATCATCTTGGTCTCAAAATCCTTCTGGATTGAGATTTCGTTATTCATATATAACGACGGGGTAATGGTAAAGCCCCATGAATAGGTGGCAAACGACACCTGCACCATCTTAGAGGTGTTCTCACTATCCTCGATAGTCAGGGTACGCGTACTGCCGATGCTGATACCAGAGTCGTAATTTATTACGGGAGTCTCAAGCGTGCTGCCCATCGACATACGGGCCTTCTCCTTAAGCTCCGGCGTAATTATGCCTGTAGGGCTGTCTGTCTGCGACATAAACGCGTCTAACGCGCCATATCTGCTGGGGCGGTACTCGAACTTATCAAGGTTTGAGTTAGCCCTAAGGTTCTGAATGCGGGTTAAAACTAATGACATAAACCAAATATTTAATTAACTACAAAGATAATAAAAAATCTAATACGTATGACAAAAAAAATTAAAAAAAATTTGAGAGCAATTCACAACACAACACAACATAACACCACACACCACAACAACAACAATACATCATTTTATAGGCAGCTCGGAGACCTTGTTCTCATTCCTGAGCTTCATAGACTCGACGGCAAACTCATGAGAATCTCTGGTATAGCCATTAGATAACAGGTAAGACTCTATCGCGGCGTCGGCCTCTAACTGGCTCTTGACACCCAGCAGGCTGAATGTATTACCGCCGCCATTACCGCCGGTACCGCCGCCATTGCCGCCAGTACCTGTACGCGTGGTACCAAAATCAAGGGCGTCCTTAATAGACGTCTCCATAACCAGCTCCCTCACAGTGTACGGGTTAAGATTATTGCCTGGGTTATTGATAATGTTACCGTCCCCTCCCCTCAACACTAACACACGGGCCCCACCGCCGTTGGTAATAAACTCAGGGTTACCCCTCCTAAGCACCTCAGACTTGGCCGCGTCTATAAGCGTCTTCTGCAGCGGCTCGGTTATACCCTCTTTAAACTTAAGCCCTGAAAACGCGTCCTTAAAAGCATAATCCAAATGCACGTCCGTAAGGTCCTTGTCAAACTGGGCCTTATTGGCCGTAAGCTCCTCGTCTTTAGCCTTCACCTGGCCCCGCAGCTGCTCTATAGTGACACGGGCGTCCCTAAGCGCCTTGACGGTCTCCTCACCGCCGCCAGCCTCTAACTTAGACTGTAGCTCCTGTATACGGCCGTTGGCCGTAGTAAGCTGCTCATTAAGCGACTTGGCCTTGTCAACGCGCGACTTAAAATCAGTGAGCACCCTCTTAGAGAACTCATTACCTGACTCACCGTCTTTCTGCTTAAACCCGGTTATAGCGTGTATGTCAGAGGCGTACATATTATGCACCTCGCCAACTTTGGCCCCGATAACAGTACCCTCGTCATTCTTAGACATCTCGGCGATAGCGCCGAGCTGCTCATCGGTAAGGCCCGACAATACCGGGCTCAACCTAAGTATATCCACCGTCAACATAGCCTACACCTTATTTATATTACCAGGCTCATACAAGACCTCGACTATACTGTACCCTATACGGCTATGCGCCTCCTGGAACAGGCGCCACTCTCCGAGCGTGAACAACTGCTTATACGGCACCGACTCCTCCTCCCCTGTGGTCGGGTTAAAGCGACGGCCGTTCAAAATTACAGCATGCACCATACCTTCCGTACCCGGCTCTGGGGTATACCCGGTATCAGCGGGCACCGACGCGCCTGATAATGACGCCTTGATAGCGCTGATGTCATTAAGGCAACGCTCAATATCATCAAGCTCGGCCTGCAGCGCGGGGGTCCACCCTTTGCCTTTGGCCTTAATAGCGGACAGCTCAGCCCGGCGTACAATAATAGCCTCCTTATAGCTGCCCAACTCCTCTTTACTCAGTTTTTCCAACTGCTGTTTCTCCATTAGCATACTCTAAAAGTTTTTTGTTTATTATTCCTATCTTGACGCCTAACGAAAGGTTAGACGCGAACTCTACAATATTAATATTCTCGCGCTCAAACCGTGTGACATAGCCCATAAAATTGGCCTTAAGGCGTACCGTCGCGTCATCAATAAGCCCCTTCTCATACAAGGAGAGCATCTCATCGAGCGTCTTATGCGGATACGGCTCCAGCTGGCTGAGTATACGCATACGCTGTAAGGCCGTAGGGTTGTTCTTATACTCGACCTCCATAATCTGCCAGCGCAGGGCGTCAAGCTCAGCCTCGAAAGCCCCGTTGGCCTTGGCCTTGGCGTACCTGTCATAAAGCTCGTCAACAGTAAACACATAGAACTCCGTACCCCAGCTTATAGACGAGGACACAAAGCCCGCGCCGTACCTGAGCCGGCACACAGTGTCGTCCACAAACTTCTGCGCACTCTCGAAATTGGTCTTAAGGCTGTTAAGCACTGACGTCTTGCTCTCAAAGTTGGCCTTGACCTGTATATCATTGACGGCCTCCTTATCGGTAACGGCGTCATCAAAGCCTATGACCGACATAATTATCTCGTTCTTAAGCCTCTCACACTCATTTACATTATACTCCAGCGCCTCCCTATCGATAGTCGTAATCTGTATAGGATTACGCATATCTACTATACCCTCCGTCTGGTTAGGTATCGGCACCTCTAAGAACGAGCCCGGACCCGCTATACGCTTATCGCTGCAGCACGGACACTTCTCAACTGAGCCGTTATTAAGCACCTTATACTCGCCATGGGCGTTACGTAAGAAGCCACCGTCACAGTAATCGCCGGTCTCGCTGTTCTCAAAACCGCACTCAGACTCATAGGCGCTGTAAATAGGGTACGGCGCGTATAAGTCAAGGTGCCTCTTGGATATTGCGAAGAACAAGTACCAGTCAAGGTTGGTAAGCTCCTTGGCGAGCGGGTTCTTCTTTATATCCGGATACACCCCGTTAAGCTCGTTAGACCAGAAAAACCTGGCCGGACAGTACCCCAGGCCGTGCTCTGAACCCGTAATAAGGCCGCCCACACGGTCGTCCTCATCCAGCTCGAATACACGTATAGACTCATCATCGAAGACCGCCAGCCTGCCCCCGGACTGCCTGAAGATAAGCCACTCCAAGGCTATATGGTCGGGCCCCGCCTTATAGTCTATAACGTCATTAAAACTGACCCAATAAAAATATGGCTCCGGACGCGCCCCCGACTGCGCCTCAGGCAGGTCCACAACAAGTATATCGTTAGGGGACACCTGCATACGGCGCCAGCCCTCCCTCTTCCATATATCGGGCTCGCCAAGCCTGTCCCTGCGGTACGCGACCCAGTCTTCCTCAAACTCGCTGTCCGTAAACTGATACGCGGAAGAGGCGTTACGGCTGTAAAACACACGCTCAAGCTCCCTGTAGACATCCTCAACCACAGCGGTGGTAGGAAACGGCATCTTAAGCAGGCTGCGGAACACATTAAACTTGTCACGCGGTAAGAAACCCTCCACCCAGTCTAAAAAGGCTGTAAGCGGCTGCCCTATACCCGCGGGCGCGCCGTAAAACCCGCGCCTATTAAACCCGGACTGCGGCCGATACCACGTAAACTCGGACACGTTGACATCCGTATGGAAACGCAGCCTCGCCTGCAGGAGCCCCGCGGCCTTTATAACGTCACTGTGCTTCGGCCGGCTGACCGCCTCCCTTATCTGACTTAAGTCTAATGCCATACTCCTCGTCGTAATAATACTCGCTGTCCTCCGGTATCGCCCAGCCGCCCCTTATCTCGTCGGGCATGTCTAACAGGCGCTCGGCGTGTTCGAAATCGAACTCGCCGGTCACGCCTGTGCCAGGAATACAAAGGACAATACCAACTCTGCGCTTACCTCTCGCCATAGCTATACAGATTTAACGTTAACAAGGGCAGTAAGCGGGTCAAACTCAAGCTCAGTACGCTTAATAATATAGAGCCCGTCACTCCAGTTAGGCTTGAAGGACCACTCTATAGCGTTACTGTCCGGCTCCTCAAGCCCGCCGAGCTTCTTATCGCCTATAAAGAGCTTGTCAATAGGTATAGGCATGAGCTTCTTAGGCGAGGCTGGGTCATCGGCAAGGCAGGCGATGTTACCGCCGTTGTCAATGAGCATAACGCCTATATTCTCACACATATAACCCTTCATAGCGGCTATAACCGCCTGGGACTCCTCATAGAACGTGGCCGAGAACGATGTGGGCTCGCGGCCTACGATAATCTCGATACCGTTAAGCGTCTGGTTACCGCCACCGAATGTACGCGCGGCACCGGGCTCTGTAGAGGGGCCCTGCAAAAACGGCGACACCGTCATCTTAGTGCCGTCAGAGGCGGTGGTTAACGCGGTCCATGTGGCCAACTTGCCGATAGTAGACGAGCCGGAGTCTACGGCGATACCATTAAGCTCGCCAGTGGACTTGAACACCCTCTGAAAAATAACCTTCTGGACCTGGCCGAGGCTCTCCTTGCACTCAGGTATAACCAGGTCAGCGATATGTGCCCCCTGCGGGCACCCGCAATTCAATCCCATAATACCAGTATTAAAAGTTAACCAATAATCTATTCTTCAGCAAAGATAGCCAATATTTCCTTACCTGAACTATATTTAACTATATTTAACACTATTTATCCGGCCCGCCGACGCCGGGGGCCTCCTCGACATAATAAATACTGCGGCAGCGGGCATATCCGCGGCACTTGGGCATCAGCCAGCAGTGGCCATGGACACGCGCGGCGCATTTTTCACACCGAGCGCAACTATCGAGGCCGTTGGCGGACCATACGACCGCCCTATAGGTAACGCCCCTGAACCTGAAAACTGTTCCGTCTTTCATATAATTACCACTATCCTGCAAAACTACAAAAATAAAATTAAAAACTACCCGCAACGGCCTATGACCGCACCTTTATCTTCTTGCGGCCGGCCTTGTGGTCCCTCATCTCGACGCAGCCCGTGAGCATATCAGGGGCGTCGTCATGCCTGTTACCGCCGCGGCCGTCCTTACGGTAGGAGACCACCGCCGCGTAGAACTCAGGCCACATCTTCTCCCACCCGACCGGGAAGGCTATGTCGGAGTTGACCACGGCCGAGTGGGTGAATATACGCGCGGCCTTATTGGAGGCCTGCGTGAACCATGTCACCGCGCACCTATAATTACGCAGCTTGGTACGCAGTATGCGCTTGACGTTACGGGCGAACGTGCGGCCCCCGTTATTAGACTCGATAAGCATCTCGTCGGTGCCGTTGGCCACGGCCTTCTCCGCTATAAGCGGCTCGGTGACCTCCATAGGGTCCTGCGTATACACTATGTCCGTTATGTATATCATATCCTCAGTCTCTATAAAGAAGCCCCCAGCGAGGTAGTCGCGCCCGGTGTCCGCCGTGTCTATATAGGCCCAGCGGTGCAGGGCCCTGCGGCTCGTAGGCAGCTCCTGCGGCGTGTATGTGCGGAACTCCCTGTACATAAGCCCCTCATGGGGAGTAGGGTTCTGCATATACTGCGTCTCGAAGACTATGGGGCTGACGGCCCTGAGCCGCCTTAGCTCGTCAAGGGTGTGCTTCATAGGCCACAGCGCGCTCTCGGCGCCCGTAACCGGGTCGTACCGTATGGCCGGCATGGACAGGACCCTCCACTCGTCAGGCTCCGCCTCCTGCAGGTAACCGCACAGGTCGTGCTCGTGGAGTCTCTGCATAATGATTATAATAGGCGTATTGCGGGAGTTGACACGGTTACGTATAGTGCTCTCGAAGCGGGAGTTTATACGCTCCCTGACAAGGTCGGACTCGGCGTCCTCCGGCTTTATAGGGTCGTCTATAACCACCGCCCCCCGGAAGATATTGGTGGTCGCGCCTATAAGGTCCAACGCCGCCAGCGCGGGGTCGTCAAGGCCCATAAGGCCGTCGGGCAGCGCCGGGGCCGGCGCCGACGGGTCGGTGTCGACACTGCCGGCGCCGAAGCCGGTGACCTGGCCCTGCGTAGACACCGCGTACAGCTCGCCGCCGGCCTTGGTGCGCCACCGCTTGGACGAGCCTTTCTCTGAGGCCAGCGCGGAGCCGGGGAACAGCTCCCTATACAGCGGCTCCGTCATTATAGAGCGTATCGTGTCGGAGTTATCATTGACCAGCAGGTCGGAATATGACAGGTGCAGGAACCTGCACTTGGGGTTAAGCGCGAAGCACCAGCTTATAAAGGACTTTATAACCACCTCCGTCTTAGAGTAACGCGGGGGGCAGTTTATTATAAGCCTCCGGCAGCGCCCGTCCACGACGTCCTGCAGCGCCGAGAACATGAGCCTGTGGTGGTCCGACACTATGAACTGCCTGGAGTACTGCGCCTTGAACATGGCGCGGGTGTACCCCTCCAGCGAGGACAGCAGCTCCAGCCTTAGCATATCACGCGGGCTGACCCCGCCTTTACCGTTAGCCGCTACATCCGCCATAACGCCACATACTTTTTTACAAGGCCCGCCGCCGTATCAATGGCGAGCATAGCCAGCGAGGCCGGCAGCGCCGCTATATACAGGACCAGGCACCTTATTATATATAATACAGGCCTTACCGCCGAACATACAAACCTATCCCACATACCCGTCATTTTAAAAGCGTGTCACGTATAATGATATAGGCCTCGCGGCTCACAGGCGTCGACGGCAGTATGCCCCCGCCCGCGTCCGCCCCGCCTGACGGCCCCTGCTGCATAGGCCCCTTGCCGAAGACGCGGTCCCACACCATCTCCACAGTGGAGGTGTCGCCCTTGGCGGCGTCTATAAGCAGCCTCCTCACCAGCGTCTTTATGGCCAGCGGCAGCCGCCTGTTACCCAGCAGGGCCTCAAGCTGCCCCTCGTTGCATGTCAGCAGGCAGGCCAGCAGGTTGGCTGTGTCACCTTTGGACAGGCCTAAATTTATATTTATACCCAGCGACGACAGGAGCCGCGCCGCCTCAGGCCTTGTCGTAGGCGACAGCCGCGACGCGGCCGCCACGGCCGCCTCCACCGACTCCGGGGTGGCCCCCGGCGCCGACGCGGCGGCGCTGGCGACCCTCCCTGGGTCAAACGGGTTATTATCCTCTGAGGCCGTTATAGCGTCGAGCGCCGCGGCCGCCTCCTCCGCCTCCTCGACACGGAGGGCGTTGGACGACAGCGCCGCCGCCGTCTTAAGGCCCCTCCTGCGACGCGATATGACATCGTCATCACGCCTCTTATCCATATTATCGGCGCTTCTCTCGATAGCCTCGTCACGCCCCGGCTTAGACATCACGGCGTTTATATCCGCGGGCGCCGGCACTATAGCCGAAATACGGTCCCTCTCAATATCACGCCGGCTCCGTACAGGACCCGCGCCACTTTTATAATCCTTACCCATAGTACTATTGTATTATTGAATTATGTTAACTATTGCAATATTGTATTATTACTATTACATTATTATTACTATTACATTATTATTCAAGTATAGTACGCCTAATCAGCCCATCTATACCTTACGTCAGGATTGGAGCCGCGGCCTATGCAGCTGAGGTACACGTCGTGGGCGCTGACGCCGGCGGCGGCGGCGGCGGAGGCCGCGCTGGGCCACTCGCGTACAAACTCCAGCCTCCCAACGCCAAGCCTGCGGTACTCGTTAACACGCCTGTCACGACCCGACGGGCCCTCATACCTCCATACGCGGCCGTAGGCCGAACTATTATACCCGTTGCAGCACAGGCTTATGCTTGATACGCCGCACTTATAATAGCGGGCGGCCGCGCTCACAGACGGCCACCTCACCTCGGAGCCGTCAGGGCGCACCTCTATAACTGCCCGCGCATTACGGCCTATACGCGCCTTACCCGCGGCGTTGGCCGCCTCCTCGGCGCTTACACCGGCCTTGGCCGACCCGACCGCGTCGGCAAGCCACGCGTTTATATCTGAGAAGTACGGGTCAAAGAAGTTGGCGGAGGACCTCACGGCGTTAAAGCCGGACGGGCTGTAATAGCCGCCCTCCACTATAAGCTCGCACCACCCCCTGAAATAGCCGCGGTCGTCACCGCCATACAGGCCGTCATACCTGCCGTCATAACGTATAACACCCACATGGACAGGCCCCGCGGCCGAGGCCTCGCGTAAAGCGGCGCCGAAACCGTCCCCACCGTCACAGCCTAACGCGTTATATACGGCCCTATATAGCGACATATAGGCGTTGGAGCCGCCGCTGACGGGCCTACGCGGAGGCCGCACCTGGCGCCTGGCGAGGTAGCCGCCGGCGGGCAGCCTGACCGACAGGAACACGTCCCAGTCGTACAGGCCGCCGTCGGCGCATATAAAATCGATGCCGGCTATATTGAACGTAAGGGCGCCGGCCGCCCGCTCATTACTCTTACACATAACAGTTGGCTTTAAATATACCGCGAAGATAGCGCGAATATTTTATATGTTAAAATATTTAACAACATTTAACATTTCTTATAATAAATAAAAATATATACGCGCTATATAGGCGGGGCGGTCTGGACAATGGCGGCCGCCGGGCCTGTCTTATAGCGGTTTTCGCAAGCCGTGGCGAGACTTCGGACTCCGGGATATATATTTATATGCGGAGGGCATGAAAAGCCCGCAGGGGCCTTAAAATAAGATAACACCATGTAGCCTTATAGTATTTAGGTGGAACCGCGATACGGATTACAGGCAGAGACTTATACAATTCTGTGTATCACACGTGCGTAAAATAATATATTATATATATATAATATCCTTTGGGGACTATGGGCGGGTTAGGCAAAATTACCGCCATTATAGGGCTGTGCAAGTCTATTTTTAGTGTGACCATATATAATATAATATATATGCACTTATTTTAAGCGCTAAATTTTTAAAAGCCGTAAATTCATATATAATATAATATATTATATATGCTCTGGTTTTTTAATTCCGTTTACTACGAACAAAAATTAACGTAGTGTTCGTAGTAAATGGATTATGTACTTACAAACCAATGAGTTAAGCCCAAAGATTGGTTTTTTCACTACGAACAAACCAAAAATTTCAAAAAAACATTTTATATAAAAATGATATTTACATAACATTATTTAACATTCTATAAAAAAATTCAGTTCTTCTAATATGTTTGTAAATTTTTGGTTTGTTCGTAGTGAATGGATAAATTTTTAACATAAAAAGTATTGGTTTATAAGCCCAATTCCATTTACTGCGAACAAAAATTAACATAGTGTTCGTAGTAAATGGAATTGGGCTGAATTAACGTTTTTTATACTTTAAAGTATTGGTTCTCATACACTTATTCCATTTACTACGAACAAAGTGTTATAAATGGTGTTCGTAATGAATGGATAAGTTTTTGTCAGCGTAACTAATTGGTTCTTATACAATTATTCCGTTCATTACGAACACTTTTTGAGTTTATAGGCTTTGGTAAAATTGTGTTAAAAATATAGCCCCCCTCCGCCATATATAATATATTATATATTATATATGTTTTTTAGCTAAAACAAGCTAAAAACCTCCCACGGTCCGTTTTTAGGCCCGACCCTGGGGGCCCTATTATATTATATATAATATAATAGGATTTTTCGAGAGCCGCATAGTGAAAATTTTTTGGCTAATAACTGCTTGATAACTATATAGTTATAAGGTTAATTCGTTTACTATAGCAAAACTTTTATGCGGATACCGCAAGGCTATAATATAACGGGGTAAAAACTGGCCCCGTTTAGCGTCATATTTTAGTAGCCTCTTTGGCCCCGGCCTTATATATATATATTTTTTTTACAGCCATGGCCGCGCCCGGCCGTCCGCCGTAGGGCCCCTCTAATGAATTGTCCATACCCTACATACTATAAAGGGCGGTTTTTTATTTTTTTTTTTGG